CGGAGACTTGGTGTAACCATTAGCCGGAGGTACAAATGTGAATCCATTCGGATGGAAGGTTTCCCGAATCCGTGTAACCAAGTAATTAAAACCACCGTCGGTTAATTGATCCCGTCCTATTTCCACAGGGGTGTCTACGGGAGCGGGAGCATATTGGATAGCCCCGAGGCCAAATAGGTATGTGGTATATTCAACAGCGTTAGTAGTCTCGTTCGAAACCACGGGTACACCATCGTCCACAACGACAGTCATTCCGTTCCAGCTTGCCAGACGTAACCGGCGCTCAATACCTTGAGAGTCGGTGTATTTCCAGTATTCCAAAAGCTGCTTGTTCGCCAAGCTTGTTGCAATTCGAGAGTGCATAACAACCAAAGAGAACATATTAGCAGCATCACCGACTGCTTTTTGGATAGCGTCATTTGCCGTGGTTTCTCCGACTTTGTTGCTATCCCCAACACTACCGGCTGTGGTGAGAGCAATCCGTGTGGTGTGTAGTTGCCATTCATCCCAAGCGTCACTATTATCGTCTGCAATGTCAAAAATACCCTTCATAATTTGAATGAGGATTTTTTGCCGTTCTTTTTGCCAATATTTCGCAACTTGAGAAGTAATCTGTTTCATCGGATCTGCGCCACTATTGAAATCACGAATGAAATCCCTGTCTTTCCAGGAATTCGCACGTCCGTAAACAACACCGGTTTGCGATTTACCGGAAACTTCGTTGATCACAATATCGGTGTCACCGTCATAGTTTACCGGATCGCCGCCAATGAGAGCATAGAAAGGAATGGTGTAAATATCAGAACCATTCGCAATCAGTTTCCGAATTTCTTCGTTGTTCTGTACGGCCCCGCTTTCCAGCATTGCTGTAAGCGTAGGGTCTTTTTCATTTTGCCATAAATACAGAAACAACTCCGGATCATATGGGAAATTCAGATAATTGGCCATATTTCAACAACTCCTTTACAACTCAATATTCAAGATTTCTTTCCAGTTTGGGTTCTTTTGAATGAACTCCAATTGTTCTTTAGATGACATTTTATCGAACTGCTCTTTCGTAATCAGTCCTCCGGGGTCTCCGGCGGGAGGCTTCGGTGTATCCTTGAGCAGTTCAGCTTTTACTGCTTGCTCCACGGCTTTCTTTTGAGCGTTAATCACATCAATTATTGTTCTTGCTCTTGCTGCTGTCACTTCTTCGTTTTCTGTTACAATAACTTCGAGTAAAGAAGTATACTCTTTTTCTTTCAGTCCCGATTCAACAAAAATTTCTTTCGCCTTCAGTTTTGCAAGCTCTTTGGCATACTGCTTTTTCATTTCTTCGGTTCTTTGTTTTTCAAGATTTAAAAGCTCTTCAGCACTCATGTTTTGTTCTTGCAGTTCTTTAAGCTTTTTCTTAACTGAAGCGAGTTCAGAAGCGGTTTTGTCAAAAACTTCCTTACTCACAGATTTCGGTAATGCTTCGGGATCAACAAAATTTTTGGAAGCTAAAGCTGTATTAATTTCATCAAGTGTCATACCCTCTTTATAAGCATCACCGAGCAAATCTTTTAAACTAGCCATTATTCTCAACCTCCTGCGTTTTTAGGTGTTCTCTCACCATAATTTTGCGCCTTTTATTGTTGCTTCTCCCCAACAAACCTCATCAACTACACTGTTTATTAAACCGGTTCTCTCCAGCTTGCGTTTTTTAACGTGCTTCTCTGCACAATATAACTAAAAGAGCACCAATCAACCGATTTTCGATTAACTGGCGCTCTTTTGGCGCTCTCCATCACTATTGATATTATTAATTGTTCCGCAGCGAGGACATTTAATCTCAGCTTCCCCTTTAATTTTACCAAGAAGTTTATTACATTTCAAGCACCTAACCTCCCTCAAAGAGCATCACCTTCCTTTGGATCTGGTTTATTATTCCCTGGTGTCATTGAAGGCTCTGCCTGTTTCCACTTATCAAAATATTCTTCAGAATCCTGATACACTTGCTCTGGATCGCTGAACAAACCACAAACAGTAACCGCAATCTTTGGATGAACACCGGCTTCAAGCATATTTTGTAACCCTTGCGTCTTAACCAAGAGATTATCAGTTTTGTTTCGAGTAAACTTAATATCAATGTCTGTCAAATTTATATCCAGTCCTTTTTGGAGTTTGAGTATCCGCAACACCAGGCGGAGAAACTGTTTTTCAGAACTCTTAAAAATAAGCTCTGTTTGTTTCCCCCTGGCCTCCGCCGCTGTCCAACCGTCACGGTAGTAAACTGCTGCGCCAGTATCACTTGTCGATCTTGTGTTGTGATGTCTGTCCGGCATACCACAAATAATTAAAATGGTTCTGTAAAGATCGTCTTTGGTTATCTGTGTTTGAGTCTGGTCTAATTCTTGAGAAACCATATCAACATCTGCCGGCAAACCCTGTTGCCCTTTAACTTTCAACGCCCCAAGCTCTTTTAAAGCCTCAAAGGTCGCTTCATCAATATCACAGTTAATAAATTTCATGAAAGATTGGATAAATTGCTCAATACCGTCCATACGATTTGAAACCAGGTTGTTTATACTATCGAGTAAGGGGAGCACCACTTCAAAAGAACCAATCCTCGAACTGTTCGCAGGATACTCAATTATGGGGATATATCCCAAAGCATGAGCTTTCTCATTTACAATTACGTCTTTCTTAACCTCAAAATACTTTGTCGGAGTGTAAATTACATAAAGAATGTCGTCTTCAGGAGTTTTAACACAGGTTACTCCCATTATAGGTTTTTTCCCAAAACCGTTATTATAAACCACAAAAGTATTTCGCGGGTCGAGAGTATCTATCTCAAAAGGAACATCGCTACCTTTTTCGGTTGGTAAAACCATACGATACGACGTTCCGGCAATATTAAACCACTCCGCTAACTCTTGATCTTTTAACGCCTTATCAGCTAAAAGCATATAATCGTTAAGATCTGGAATTTTATTTTCCCCGACGGTTTCACCCCTCCTTACATATTGGACAGGCTCACCAAAAACATAAGTTTTCTTAAACTCCACGATCTCTTGAGCATGGTTTTCCACAATCCTGTTGTTAATCTCCGGACGAATTTTCTTCGTCCTTCTTAAAATCGGCTGATTACCACGGTAATAATTATATAAATAATCGATCTCACCACTATTATTCCAATGAGTTGGAAGAACCTCTTTTAATACTTTAACAACATTATCTCTTGTGATCTCTTTCTCCGGGGAATATATAACCTCTCTGCCGAAAAAGGTTTTACTCACTCCACTCATCGTAATCACCCAAATCTATAATCGGTATTTTGTAACGTATACAGTAATTTTTCTCAATCATACAACCCTTACTCATGCTTTTCTTTCCAAAAGTCCACATTTCATCACACATATTTAATAATGTCAAACAATACTCCATCCCTTTTTCATAACTAACATCACGATAGAAAAAACCTGTAGCATGAATAGGTGAAAGGAAACATATATCAGGATATACTCTTATCAATTCTTTTATAAGTTTAGTAACTCTCTCGATATTTTCTTGTTTTCCACCAAATTCATGACATATATAAACAAGTTTCTCCATCATTCCATCGCCACCTTTACACTTTCCCCCAAAAAATAAACAAAGCATGACCGCTTATTCGGAGCCAAAGCTCCCAAGCAATCATGCTCTAACATTTCGCCCGCATAATGCGAGATCCGAATCTATATTGATATACACCGCTTACATATACAAAATATCACAATATATAGTATTTGTCAATATTTGCTATACAAGATGTTATATTAAATAAGAAACTCGCTCCGTCAGAAATAATATATCTAAAACTCACCCTATCGTCAATATTAAAACGGCCTTTTAAATACCTCGACTTTTCCAGATTTGCTGCCAATCTTTCTTGAAAGTATAGCTAAAGAATCAGGAGCATCATCATTTTTATTTTTCCCTGTTTGCACAAATGAAGTTAATTCTTTCATAAAAGCCGCATATTCTTTATTTCTATGCTTTTTATCCAGGAAATAAAATTTTTTAATATCTGGAGCTGCTTGAATAATCCTCGATAATTTGCTTTGATTTGATGGAGCTTTCCTATGACTTAAATTTAAACGGACATTTTGCTTTTTTAATTCTTCATCCACCGCATCGCAATACTCATCTCCCCCATTATTTGCTTCAAACTCTGTTTCATGAGGAAGATGATACATCAATTTACCAACTACAATCGGGCGAGTAATTGTTTTATCCCCTTTATTAAATACTACGTCCACGATATAAACGCTCCCATCTTCATATTCGTAAGCGAAAGGCATCGAAAGACTATCGCCACCACCCCAAGCCACGTCACAAGCGGCATATTTCCGTACCAATCCGCCTTCCGGCAAAACACCATTATAATAATTAAGCTCATCTTCAGGGAACAACAGTCCTTCACGCTCAATAGGCTCGTTCATAAATAAGCATTTCCAAGAAACATCATCTAAACTATCTCTCATATCCCAAAAATACTTTGTATCAAAACCCACACCATACATATAATCAAAATTACTTTTGTCATTTTCATCAAGAGCAGGAAAGGCAAGGAACCTAGCCCGTGGATCGTTTTCATATTGTTTTTCAAGTCTACCTATAACATCATGGACGCTCCACCTGGTTGCAATATGAATCTCTTTACAGCCCATCTTCTTACGAGATTTCAAGTCATTTGTATACTTCTCCCAAAGATTGTCCAGCCTGTCCTTTGACAACGCCTCTTCGATGCCGCTCACCAGGTCGTCACAGTACAAGTATTTGTCGCACCGGGTAGCTCCCGTCAGCGTCGCATCAATAGAACGGCATGTAAGAGTTGCGAATTCCTTTTTCTTTTCCAGGTCGATTATTTCCTCTTTCGAGTTCGTGTAAGCTTTTTTTACGCCCGGAAACACGTCAGCCCACAGGTATTCCGGGTCGGTGATAAGGATATTGACCCTGTCATAGAAGCTCCTTGTCAACGCTCCTGAATGTCCGGATGCAATATTTGCACCCATCGGATATTTGCCCATGATCCATGACAGGAAAAACATACCAAGAGTTGTCTTGCCCGTCCCGGGTGGTTGCGAAATAGTCAGTAAATCCAGTTTATCATCTTCTAATTTCTGCATTGCCTGGACAATCGGCAAAATCTGCTTCCGGCGAGGAAGATAAAACCTCTTTTTAGGTTCTCTATCAAACT